GTGGAACTCGGCCCGCTCCATCTGCTGGCCGGTCTGCTTGTCCTTCCAGCTTTCGTTGGTGGCCAGGGTGAAGTTGGTCACCGCATTGCCGTTGGGCAGGTAGCGGGTTTCGGGGTCCTGGCAGGCATTGCCCACCAGGATGGCTTTGTTGATACCGCGGGCCATGACTCAGCCCTCCGTTCCGACAGCCAGCTTGTCGACGCCTGCGCCGTTCCTGATGGCGAAATAGATCTTGGCGCAGGCCTCGGCATCGGCCATCGCGCGGTGGGCGTCGGCGAAGGCTTCGCCGAAGAAGTGGGCGTAGGCTTCCGCCAGGGTGGGGTTCTTGAACTTGTTGAACCCGGCGCGGAGCATGCGAGCCGTCGGCGGGATGCGCACGATGTCGCGGCTGGCCAGGCAAGTGCAGTAGCTGTCACCTTCGCGGAAGGAGTTGGCCAGCGTCTCGCCGTGGAAGCGCATCATGGCGATGCGGATGATGCGGTCGTCGAAGCTTACGTTGTGGGCGATGCGCAGATCGGCCCGCGCGTGGATGGCCAGGAAGCCTTCCAGGGCCTCGGCCTCGGGAATCCCCTCATCCATGGCGCGCTCGTTGGTGATGCCGTGGATAGCGGCGACGTCGTCGGGGATGGTCCAGCCGTCCGGCTTGATGATCGCCTCGAAGGAGTCGACCAGGTTGCCGTCCTCGTCGTGGAGGCGCGCGGCAATCTCCACCAGGTGGGGTTGGTGGGGGGCATCGCTGGGGTCCTTGAAGGCCGGAAGTCCCGATGTTTCCGTGTCGAAAATATTCAGAAGCATGATGTGTCCTCGGTGGTTGGGCATCAGGCCGCTTTCGCGGGCGCTTTCTCGACGACCACGCCCGGCAGCTTCAGCGCCTGGCCCTTGTCGTTGGCCAGGCTGTCCAGGGCCGGCTGGTCGACAATAAGCAGGTCCTCGGTGGCCAGGCCTTCGGCGATGGCGGCGATGAAGGCGCTCTTGTTGACGATCCGAGCAATCCAGCGGGTGGCCGGCACCGTCGCGGAGCGAGAGTATCCGGCGGCGCGGGTGGGAGCCGGCGCAGTGGGAGCTGGCTCCGGTTTGGCTACGGGATCCGGTTGCTGCGCGGTGGCGGCTTCCTGCTGCTCGAGTTCCAGGCGCTGGCGCTCCTCTTCGCGGATGCGTTCGCGTTCGGCCTCGAGGCGGCGCTCCTCTTCCGCCTTGTGCTCGGTGATGCGGGCGTTGATCAGCAGCACCAGGTCATCGTTGGCCTTCAGCACCAACTGCTGCGCATCGCTGAACAGGAAGGCGTGGTCGGTTGCGAGCTCGCGCAAGCTGGCCAGGTTCTTCTCGATCAGCGCGGCCCAGTTGTCGGCTTCGATCTTCGCCCGGGCGAGTTCGCCGTTGGCGCCATCCCGCAGGCCGGCGATCGTCTTCTTGCCCTTGATGGCGTTGGCGAAGTCGACGGGGATGATCGGCAGTTGCACCTTGCCCAGGCGCTGGTTGATCGCCGCCACGTAGTCGCGGACGTCCTGCTCGGCCTTGGCCTTGATTTCGAGGCGAATCGCTTCCTTCCTGGCCTTGACCAGCTTGTCCAGCTCCAGGCGCTTGGCGCGGGTTTCCTCGGCAATCTGGTCGAGGGTGCGGAACAACTCCTCGATGCTGGCCGTCTGACTGAGCGCATGCTGTTTAGCTGCGTCCAGGCGCTCTTCCACGTCCTTGCACCACTTCACCGTCTTGTCGGCGTCGGCGAAGTGCTGGTCGGTGGTCAGGTTGGTGTTGATCTTGGCCAGTACGCCCAGGGCGGTGGCCTTGAACTGCGCCAAGTTGCTGGCCTTCACCATGCCGGTGACTTCGATGTGCAGGGCCGGCAGGTGCTCCGGCGCGCGACCGACGGCTTCAGCCTTGGGCGCTTCGACTTCGAAGGCCTCGAGGTCGGCGGCGAACTGGCGCCAGCCAGCCTGCAGCGCTTCGGCGCGGCCGGCGACCGGGCGGTATTCCATGTGGACGAAGTTGGCACGGGTGCCATCGGAGCAGACGAAGATTGCTCGCTCGGCGCCGGTCACTAGCAGCTGCTGTTCCAGCTGCCAGTAGTAGTGCGGCTCCAGTTCGCAGGCGCGGACCTGGGCGACGAGGTCGGCGTTCCACAGCTTGTGTTCGAACAGGACGGTCTCGGCCATGTCCATGCCGTCCATGCTCGCCAGCAGGTCGCCCTCGGTTGCGGTGACCGGGTACAACTCCTCGCCGATCATCTCCTCGACGATCAGCCGGGCGGCGGCTTCGGCGGCATGGCCGCGGTTGAACAGCGCCTGCTGGTGTGGGCTGACCTCGGCGGCCAGGCCGGTCTTCTTCTGCTTCAGCAGGTCGCTGCGCGACTGGTACTTCGAGGCGCCCATCATGGCCGGTGCCTCGGAGGCGGTGAAGTGCTGGGCACGCAGGGCGTGCCATTCCGGCGAGCCCTGGACTACGTTGTGGATGATCATGCGGTTGCTCCTTGGGTGTCCAGGCCGCGGATCTTCTCGACCTGTTGGGGGGTGAGGGTGTTGCCGCTGCTGACCGTGGCGATGACCTGGTCGGCGGTCTTCTTGCCGCTGGTGATGAGCCGCTGCCACTGCGGCAGCATCTTCTCCAGCTTCTCGTCGGGGTACGGGGGCTTGCCGCTGTTCTCCGGCTGCTGCTCCGGCTGGTCGCCGGGCGCCGCGTCGCCGTCCTGCTCGCCGTTGGCGTCGAGGTCGTCGTCGGCGGCGATATCCAGCAGGGCGGTTTTGGCGTAGCGGCGGAGGTAGGAAACGGTGGCGCCGTAGTCCTTGATATCGCGCTTCTCTTGGGCAGGGAGCGGGATTTCGTCCTCGATACAGGCGCCGCCGGCGTGCGTCAGGCGGGTGAAAATCGAGGTCCCGGTGGTCGTGGTGCTGCGCCCGATCGACTGCATCGTGCCCAGGCCGTTCTCGCTGAGCGGCTTCCGGGTCTTGCTGTTGATCTCTTCGAGATCCGCATACCGGAACTTGTAGGAGCCGCGCTGCGCGCCGGTGGCTTTGTCCTTGATAGGGATCTCGACTTCACGGTTCTTGGCGATCGGCTCGAATGCTCCCTGGGCTTTTGCGAAGGCCGCGTAGAGCTGGGCGACCTGCTCGGGTGTCCCGTAGGTCGCGCGGTAGATCAGGATGGTGTCGTCCATGGTTTCTCCGGTGTCAGGCCGCCGTGCGGGCCTGCTTGGTGGCGTTGATCCAGGCCCGCACCTCGCCCAGCGGGAAACCAACGGCCGCATTCCGGGCCTCGGATTCGCTGAGCTGCACCTGCCTGGGGAACTCCCCGGCGGCGATGCGGCGGTAGATCGTTGCGCGACTCATGCCGGTCATCAGCTCGACGTCGCCGAAGCTGATCAGGACGTTGTCGCCGGTGAGGGTTTCCAGTTCTTTGGCGCGGGCGATACGCCGCGCAGCGGTCCGTTGCCGGCGCTGTTCTGCTTTGGTCATTGGTGGCTCACTTCCCGGCGCTGGCGGCCGGCGTTTCTGCGGTGATGTGGCCGCCGATGGCGGGGCCGAGCATCAGGAGGAGGTAGAGGGCGGCAGCGCCGAGGGCGCCGAGCAGGATGGCCTTGCGCTTGGCGTTCATGGCGCCTCCTCCGCTTGCAGCAGGCGCTCGCCCAGGTCTATCCGGGACTTCACCTGCTCGCGGGGGATTTCGGTGGCCTCTGCTATTTCGCTCAGCGAGAGGCCGTCTCGGCGCAGTCGCGCTGCACGTTTCGCCACAGCGTGTGCGCGTTTGCCCGCTGCCTTACCTGGCATCACGCACCCCCAGGCACTTCCGGCCGCCGTGGATGGTCAGCGCCAGGCGACGGGGGAGGTTCACCACCAGCGTCTCGCGCGGCAGGCCAAGGGCGTCCGCCAGATCGGCGCTGGCCGGAAGGATCAGGCGTTCGACTTCGGCCAGTTGATCGTCAATGAGCGAGGTAACGGGGCGAGTGGTCATCGTGTCCTCCCGAGAAGCCTGTCCGTGTGGGCGTGGTCCTGGTCGAGCAGTTCGGCGCCGAGCCGCACGCTTTCGCCAGTGGTGATGGCCTGGGTGCGCTCGGCCATGTCGATCAGGCCGCGCACGAAACTGAGCTGGCAGAGCGGGACTTTCGAGGTCG